ATGCAAGCACTTGCTGCAAGTTTGGTAAATCCCGGCAACCTAGTGTCTATGGCCAAGCTGCCGAAAGCTATGATGGCTACACGAGGTATTCCGAGGCTGCTCAAAGGCCACAGTGCCGAAGCAATCACAGCCCCAGCTGCTCAGTTACGGCAAATCAAGGACTACGATGACTTCCACAAGCAGGTGTCCGATTTGTCCCGCGTACAAGATTTGAGAGGCCGTCATTTGCTTGGAAAAGGCGCCTCGATACCTGACTTGACCACAGACTACCTGTACAACTGGGAAAATGGCGGAAAAGTCTATGAAGTGCTGCCAGGACCGCGTAATAAGCGTGGCTGGGCGTCCATTGCGCCAACAGAGGCCGGAAAACCAGCCTACATATCCGGCATCATGGCCGAAGAGCCTGGTTCCAAGGACTTTGTAAATGGTACTTTCAACGCCTTGCTCAATGAAATTAAAGGACCCGCGCATGCAACTGCAGCTAACGGAGCTTTGGCCAGGTATTACAAGTCAAAAGGCATCAAAGTGGGAGATAACTGGGACATGAATTTTGCCAAAGGCGGTAAAGTAGCCCCACTGCCGGCCAAAATGAGGCCTTGTGACTGTAAGCCAAAAGCAATGGCCGCAGGCGGAAGCGTGGACGAAGAAATTCTTAAGCTCCACGGCTACTAAAAGTATGTACTTCCGCGTAAACCGCCGTATAATTAGCTTATTAAGAGGAAATAAGGCCCATGGATCCAATTACTGATCAAGACCTGCCTATCGAAGACCTTATTGAAAACGAGGATGGCAGCGTTGACATCATTGAAGTTGGCGAGGAGTCTACGGAGTCTGATTTCCAAGACAATCTTGCGCTTACTCTGGACGCTACGTTCTTAAAAGGCCTTGCAACTGACCTTCTTGAGGACATTGACCGAGACAAACAAGCGCGAACCAAGCGTGATAAGCAGTATGAAGATGGCTTGCGGCGTACCGGTATGGGCGATGATGCGCCGGGTGGCGCAGAGTTCGAAGGCGCCTCTGATGTAGTACACCCAGTGCTAGCCGAAGCTTGTGTAGAGTTCAATGCACGAGCTATCAAAGAGCTCTTCCCGCCACAGGGTCCGGTAAAAACAGCCACTATTGGGGGCATGACTGATGAACAGTTGGACCGTGCAGAGCGCAAACGCACGTTCCTGAACTGGCAGCTAACCACGCAAATGCAGGAGTATCGCTCAGAACTTGAGCAGCTCCTCACACAGCTACCATTGGGCGGCAGTCAATTCCAAAAGTTCTGGTATGACGCTCGCTTCAATCGGCCGACAAGTGAGTTCGTGCCGATCGACGACATCTTGATCCCGTATGCCGCTACTTCGTTCTATACAGCCCAACGTGTCACGCATGTCCAGCACGTAACCCAGCAAGAATTTGAGAAACGAGTCCGGTCCGGCTTGTACAGGGACGTAGCACTTTCTGCTGTAGGCTCAACGCCCGAGCAGAGTGCCTCGGCGACGGCTAACGACAAGATTGAAGGCAAAGAAGAAGATGCCTACAATGAAGATGGCTTGCGCAATATCTTTGAGGTATATCTGTGGGCTGATGTAGGGGACGAACGGGCCGGTGACGACCCGGCGCCTTATATCATCACTGTGGATGAGTACTCTGAAGAAGTCTTGGCGATCTATCGCAACTGGGCCGCTGATGACCAAACTTTTGAGAAGCTTGACTGGCTGGTTGAGTGGAAGTTCATACCGTGGCGAGGGGCCTATGCCATCGGTTTCCCACAGCTCATAGGCTCTCTTAGTGCTGCCGCCACGGGGTCTTTGCGTGCACTGCTCGATGCTGCCCACATCAACAACTTGCCTGGGCTTATTAAGCTCAAAGGTAATGGCACTAATGGCCAAAACATTCAGGTCAATGCCACTGGTGTAAGTGAGCTCGACGCGCCTGCAGGTGTAGATGACATTCGCAAGTTGCTGATGCCAATGCCTTTCAACCCGCCTTCGCCTATCCTATTCCAGTTGCTGGGTTGGTTGACTGAGGCCGCTAAGGGCGTAGTGCGCACAGCCGAGGATGCGATACAGAATGCCGGTGATCGTACTCCAGTAGGCACCACGCAAGCGATGATCGAGCAAGGCAGCACGATCTACTCTGCTATCCATGCCCGTTTGCATGAAAGCCAAAAACGTGCACTCAAGATTTTGTGCCGCATCAACGCCACATGGCTTAATGATGAAGAAGAGGTCGAAGATCTTGGAAAGCTGATCATTCGCCGTGATGACTTCAAAGGCTCGCTCGACATCATCCCCGTATCTGACCCAGCCATCTTCTCCGAGGCCCAGCGGTACGCGCAAAATCAGTCGCTGAATCAGATGCAGATGCAGGATGCGCAGGACCCAAGCATCCCGTGGAACAAGATTGCATTGCGCCGACGCATGCTCAAGCAGATGCGCATTGACAACATTGATGAAGTGTTGCCACTGCCTCCCAAGCCTATTACGGCTGATCCGCTCACTGAGTCAATTGCCATCATAGCCGGCAAGCAAGTTGTTGCTGTACCACAGCAAGATCATTTGGCACACCTTAATGGCCATCTGCTGCACCTGTCAAACCCACTGGTAGTGCAGAACCCATTGTTACAAGGTAACCAGCTAATGCCAATACTGCTGCATGCACAACAGCATTTGACATTGCTCGAGCAGCAGATGATCCAGGCCGTTGCACAAAAGCTCATGGCTGATGGTGTACAGCTTCAAGGTGACGAGCTCATTGCCAAGGCTATCGAGCTCTCTGCGAAAGACTTCACTGCAATGGTACAACCAGTGTTTGCACGTATTGCTGAGTTACTGCCTCAAGTACAAGCGAAGATGCCTCCACCGCCAATGCCACCTGAAATACAGGCCAGTATTCAAATTGCTAAGATGGAGACCGACCGTAAAGCGCAGCTGGATAAGGCAACTATTGAGTTCAAGAATGCTGAAGCTGCCTCTAAACAGCAACTTGAGGCTGCCCAGTTTAAGTTGGATCAAATGCAGCAGTTATTTGACCAAGCACTGGAGAAACAACGGCTATTGCTTACAGAGCAAAATGACCGCTTGACTGCACAAGTTGATCTTATGAACAACAAGGCAGATAACCAGCAAAAGCAGATGACGGACCTGCTTAAGAATCGGGATGACAATGAAACCAAGATGCAGATTGAAATGCAGAAGGGCTTCGAGCAGCTTCGCGCACAGCTTTCGCAACCCCAACAAGTAACACAACCGCAAGTAGATCTGACACCTCACATTGAGAAGATGCAAGGTCTTCTTGATCAGATTGGACAAACGAAAACCAACGACGCCCTGACCGCTGTCGTACAAGGGCTGCAAGCCACGATTCAGACATTGAATCAGCCACGACGTACTACTTTGGAGCATGATGCCCAAGGCAACCCCATCGGAGCTGTATCCACACTGTCTGAGTGAAGAGCATGCGTGAAGAAGAAAAAACCCTAAAAGCAACTTATACTGACGAAGAAATTGACATTATCCTTGACGCAGACCGCCGTCAAGTAGATAAATTCATGCTGCACTGTATGAATGAGATTAAAGCAACACTCATTGACCATACAGAACGCGAAAACATTGTACTGGCTGCAGTGGAGACAGTGGGCGGTCTAGAAGGTATTCGTGCACGGGCGTCATATGTGGATGCACTCATTGAAAAAGCTAACTCACGCGCAGCAATGATGCGCAAAGTTAGCGAGTCCACGGTTACTTGGGCACTCATTGCTTTCTTAGGCTTTCTGTGTCTAGCCACTTGGAATGAGATTGTAAGCTATGTGAAGGCTTTCTTGGAGGTAAAGTCATGATTACAATGGAGCAGTATGTAGGGCAGTATGATAGCTCACCTGATTGGACTGCGGCGCGGCAACTCAATGCTGCAGAACTTTTGGTGGCGTGCTGGGAGCTAGAAAAACTTGCCATTGCCGATGGCATTGAGTTTCCAGATAATCCTGCCACAGGCTCAGGCGTGAGTGGTGAAACTTACGGAGGCTTTAGGCCTCAGTCTTGCCGTATTGGCGCGCCACATTCTGCGCATAAAGAAGGGTTTGCTGTAGATCGGTATGACCCCAAAGGCTTAATAGATTCTTGGTGCATGGCCAATCAAGCTAAACTGGCAGCGTGCGGTATTTATCTAGAGCATCCATCAAAGACCATTGGTTGGAGTCACTGGACTACTAGAGCGCCACTATCTAGGAACCGAGTTTTCATGCCGTAGTGAGGAGAACATGCTTCATGGACGAGTTGCTGAACAAGTATCGGGTGAGGAGTACTGCGATAACGGCGATAGCTACCTGGATGATGATTTGGGTAACTCAGTGGAGCATGGATTTCGCTGCAGCCAGCGCGCGAAGTGGCCTGGAGGTCACTGCTATACTTGCGGCAGTGCAGGGAACTGTAACGCTCTACGCAGGCTACGCTTTTCGTCTGCTTCAAGGGAATAAGTCAATATGACTTACAAAGAAGCCTTGATGCGCCAAATAACTGAAGAGGAACAGGGTTATATTGAGTGTTCTCTAGGTTTTGTGCCAAGGCACGGTAAACCAGCTCGCCGCGAGCGTGACTGCAAGGTTGATTGTAATAACTATGAAGAGTGCGAGAAGCAGCGGGCTAAGGCAGTATGGAAGGAACAAAAATGAGTGTACTTCCGTTGTGGCTTAAGGCTATAATTATTGCGTGCTGTGTAGGCGCTCTGCTGTATGGCGTGCATTTACTTGATGCATCTCGGCAAAAAATCGGGTATAATCAAGCAATAGCAGAGGTGACTAAGAAAGAGAATGAGTCACTAAAGTTCGCTCTTGCAGAGATCACGCGGCTAAATAATCAAGTCATGGAGGCTACAAATGCGGCTAAGGAGCGTGAGTTGGAAGCTCAGAAGTATCGCGATAGGATTATCGTTCTTGATAACAAGCTGCGCAACGCCCAACGTTCCATCGATTTGTCCCTCGCAAACGCTACTGCCGATGCCCTCCGCAGTGCAACCTCAGCCTTCAACTCCTTATTTGCAGAGTGTAGAGGAAAATATGAAGAAATGGGACGCGCAGCTGCAGGACATTCAAGTGATGTTATCACGCTAGAACAGGCTTGGCCAAAATGACTACACCGGAGTACCGAGCATGAGCACTTGGCAAATCACAGAG